ACCGTTTAGGGTATTGTCCATTAGCAAGTCAAACTCTGAAATGACTCGTAAGATATCCTGTATTGAGTACTACCCTGAGTTGTACGCCGGTGATGATGGATCAGTACCAATTATTGACTACACAACGAAGTCTGACGTGATTAAGGTTATTAACTTAGTCTTAATTGCTGACGTTAAGACCTTAAAGGACGGTACTGTACTCTGTGATATCAATGGTACTTGGCAACTGCCAAGGGATAAAGTGGCCAAAAATATCATCGTCTATTACAAGCCTGTTACTGCTAAGGAGTGGCAACAGTTCAAGGTATTAGATGGTAGTGCTACTAGCGTGACTATTCCGAGTGTAGCAACTGACGTTAACTACGACGTTAAGATTGTATGCACAAATAATACTGGTGCTGCGTATGAGGGTGTGGAGCGTGCGGTGTATGTGAGTGGCAAGGAAATACCACCGGCTACACCTAAGGGCTTTAAGGTAACACAGGACGCAGTAAATAGTAGCGTACTTCACTTATCATGGGAACCTAATACAGAGGCTGACCTACATGGGTACACGCTATATGACGGCAATGGTGTAGTCCTTATTAAGCATATAGGAGGTACATCCTACTCGTACTTCATTCCTAATACGGGTAATTACCAATTCAAGCTATCTGCTATTGATACATCCGGTAATGAAAGCGGTAAGACTGAGGCTCGTATCACAGCAAGTGTATCCGCTGAGAGTGTGGCTACACCTAAAGCACCTGCACGGGGTGAAGTGAAAATCGGTAAAACGATCACTGCTGCATGGGACCCAGTAGAGAATACATACATCGATTACTACGAAGTTCGACTTGATAGTAATGTTGGCCAATCAAATAACCTACTGGCCAAGACTACAGATATCCGCTCTGAAGTTAAGTTATCGGCCCGTAGAGGTGCTGTATTCGTTTACGCTCACAATCCGGTTAAAGGTTATGGTCCGGCTCTTAGACTTGACTATAACGCAGCGGTTCCTAAAGCTCCGACGAATGTCAAAGTAAAAGGCAATATTACAGGCGTTAGCGTGGTCTTTGATAGCATACCGGATACTTGTATAGGCGCTAACATTTACATCGGTACAGAGAAGTATTTCGTCACTACAAACGTAAATATGATACCGCATGACCCAGGTGTATTTGATGTTAAAGTCGCTTACGTCGATGTGTTTGGTGAAGGTACTTACTCCAATATTATCGGTAGCTCTGTACCGGCTAGTATTGACCCTTCGTTAATTAACGCTGAAGCATTAGGCCTGGCAGATATTGACAGACGTATTAATGAGCTAGATAAGTCTAGTAACCAATACGCTAAGGCTGTACAAGCTATGAGCCATGCGCCACAACTTATGCGTGATCCAATCTTTAAATCTGAGCTAGAACTTAGCTTGTATTTAAAAGATGGCCAGCAAGTTACGCAAAAGTTTGGTAGTGCTAATGCAATCTATGATGATGTTGTCACAGGTGGTCGTATGGTAGGACTCATACCTGGCGATACTAAGTACTCCAGTATTGGCTACGGTGGTTTTAAAATCAAACCTAAGCAGCAGTCTTTATTTGGTGAGCTAAATAATACATACATCGTGCGTATGGTAGCTAAGGTTAAACCGTCTATGACTATTCATTTAAACAACAATGATATTGGTAATGGTGGCACAAACGGATGGATAACCGATAACAAGGGTACTGATAAGCCGGAAGAATATATTTTCTACTGGAAGTATGGTAAATCTTGGGTTGGTGCAGATGCTAACAATCGTGAGTGTGGCTACGTATACTTTAAGGATAAAGTCGGAAGAAGTACAAACCCTAACTTCATAGCTTGGATTTACAAGATTGAAGTATTCGCAGTCGATGAGTACGACAATAGCCTAGACGATGTTAGAAGTTCTATCACTCAACTAGCAGGTAGCATTGACTCTAAGGTAACCAACGCTACAAGCGGCATGGCTACACGCATTACTCAGCTAGACAATGCGATTAAGTCACAGGTTATTACCGGTGATAAAGTCATGAGTGCTATCACTCAATACACAGGTGGTACACGAATTGACGGTAGACTACTACACGTAACGGGTGACGCTCTATTTGACAATAACATTATTACCAATAAGATGTTAGCTGCTAAGGCTGTGTCTGCAGATAAGTTAAATGTTACTTCTTTAAGCGCTATCTCAGCTAACCTGGGCGAAGTAACAGGCGGTAAGATTATCGGCGGTACGATCCAAAATAAAACCGGTACATTTAAAGTTGACGCTAACGGTAACATCGTAGGTGCTAACATTACAGGCTCAAGGATTGACGCTCAGTCTATCATGCAAGCCGGGTTCAAAATCAGAAACATCGACGTGCAAATCTATAAGGTACGTCATGGTGACTGGTGTCCACTACCAGAAGGGTTTAGCGAAGGTCAATGTACGTTTATCCCTGTTGGTTATAAAATGACAGAAGATTATAGTGATGTAACAGGTGGTACTGAAAAGGGGCGAGAAAAATGGGCTATTGCTAATGGGCGAAGAATTGATGATTGCACAATATATTTCCAGTCTAATATATCGAGCGAATATCACGATACTAAGCCAACCATTGGATTAAATGGTCGTAAGGCTGTTTGCCAATCGATATGGTATAGTTATTTCAGCAAACGAGACGATAACGGCTATCATAAACATATCTCCTTTGGGGAACTATACGTTCTCGTCATTGGTAAAAAGTAGTGTTACAAACCATAGATTAGACGATAAAAAGGAGGACATATGGTCGAACAAGATTTAACATTACACGCTGGACAAGACTTTGATATCACGTACGTAGTACCGCCAGATAGCGATATGACGTTAAGTCAATATAAAGGCGCTTGTAAAATTCGCAAGCGCCCATATGACAATATGATATTAGAGTTACATTCTGTGGTAGAGTCAAAACAGGTAAGGTTTTTTATTTCTGGCCAAGAGTCAGCGGAGAAGAAAATAAAGGGCGGCGATTATATCTATGACGCATTCCTTTATAATGACGAACGTTGGCTAAAGATTGGCCAAGGTACGATTACGATCGTGCCGGACATTTCAATGCATGATTAAAGGGGAGGTAACTTATCATGGCTGAAACAAACAATACTTTAACAATCAAATTTGACAAAGAAACAACATTACCATTGTTAGACGGTTTGGGTAAATCTGCTTATTCTATCGCAGTGGCTCACGGCTTTAAAGGGGACGAGCAAGCATGGTTAGATAGCTTGCGTGGTCCTAAAGGTGATAAAGGTAGCGCGGAAGAGACGGCTCAAATATTAAAGAAAGATGGCGAATTTCTCAAAAGCGTAAAAGGTCCTAAAGGTGATGCGGGTAGTGCTGAAAGAGCAGCAGAACTTTTAAAAGATAAAAACGTGTACTTGCCTGATGCAAGTGTAGATACAGTATTGGCTAAGCTAGTAGAGATTTTAGGCGATACTATCCACGTGGAATTCAAACAACTTGAATACTTCCAACCAGTTGAAGGCCAAACTTTCTTAGACCTCAAAGGTGAGCCACACTTTAAGGTATCTGTAAATGGTGGTGAAAAACGTGTATTTGAAAGTGATAATATGCGTGTGCCTATCAAAGCGTTTGGCCAAGACGACATCAGTGTATCCTACTATGACCTTGCTGACCGTGAAGTAGGGGTGATTTCCATTAAAGGCTTAGAAACCACAACTGCAGATGATACTTACACAGACGTAACAGGGGCAGAGTTCACTAAATACGGCAAGAAATTAGTATTACGTTTGGCTAATTATAACGGCGAGTCCTTTAATTGGTTAGGTAAATGGGATAAGCGAGCTATTGAAACGGTTGAAATTATCAGTAATGCCAATAAAACAATTATTGATAGTGACTATACAGGTAATAAATATGACGGCTTAACGTTTATTATGAAACACCCAGAGAACATTAATTTTAGTACTGCCCTTATTCAAGGCACAATCACAGTTAATACAGGCGATAGAGCAATTAGAGTTACTCTTGACAATAACAAAATTATTTATAACGATGGCGTTTATAATAAAATTGGCATTCCGTCAGCATAATAATTTATACCGGGTCCTCAGTTAGCACAAAGTAAGGGGGTGTATATCTCATTTGGACTTGGCAGTTTGAGTTGAACGACTTGCTTACGACATTAACTATCGTAGGCATAGTAGCAGGTGCAGGATATCGGCTTCTGATAGTTCCGCTATTAGACCGTTTGGAAGCACAACGAATACAGGATAATATATCCTTCACGAGTAAGTGGGATACACTCTTTGATACTCTTAATGAGTTAAAAGAGGATATGAAACTCTCACGTGCTGAACGTGTAAAATCGGAGGCTACCTTCATGATGTTAACCACGAAGCTAGAATCCATGGAAAAGCGAATTAATGAGTTAAGGGAGGAACTACATGATCATACCACCTCAGCTCATGGACAGCGCTAAGAAAGTATTTAAATCTGTTAGGGTGGCCAATATCCACCCTACAGGTGTATTAGCGACGAGGGCATTAGTCCTCGTCATGCTAGTACCTATATTGTTAGTAGTTATCGAATATGTAATGGCGTTCGCCACAGGATATGTATCCGATGAAACAGGGAAATTAATTAGCACAGGTATTAACATTATTGACCATATCTTTATACCAAGCGTACTAACTGCCCTTGTAGGGTTCTTAGCACTCTGGATAGATAAGGACCATAACGGCGTACCTGATAAGCTAGAAGAACAACCAAAGGTACCGCCTATGATGGAAAGGGGGAATGCGGATGATAAACGTTAGTTTAAGCGACTTAAACGACTATTGTAGTAGGGCTGTAGGTTACATTGATAAAATATACCTACACTGGACTGCAGGTCGATATAACCAACAATTTGACGATTACCACATCAACATTGATGGGTACGGTAATATTTACATTGATGGGGAAATAACAGACCATAAAAGCCACACATGGATGCGTAATGGTAGGGCTGTAGGCATATCCTTAGATTGTGCCTATGGGGCTCAATGGGTAAATGACTTAGGTAATTATCCACCGACTGCTGCACAAATTGAAACGCTAGCGCAAGTAGTAGCAGTATTATGTGTAGACCTAGGACTACCTGCTAGCATTAGCAACGTGTTAACCCATGCTGAGGCAGCGGATAACATGGACGGGTTTTACGCACATGATCCATACGGGCCAACAACTACATGTGAGCGTTGGGACTTATGGGTAGTTACCCAAGGTGATGAACCTGGTAGTGGTGGCGATGTAATACGAATGAAAGCTAAATATTACGCTCAGCAATGGGGCAGTAATATATAGGGGGTATATATGTATGAAAAAATCAAGTCTACAGTTACTGGCTATCCTAAGCTTTATTATGTTATCGGTGCTATTGTGCTCCTCTCCATCTTTTGCCTCTGGTACATCTTCCACGAACCAACAGGAAGCAACAATCACGATTCCCTTAACACAGTGGAACGAATTGAAAAGCAACAACGAGAAAGCCTTGAGCTTAATCGAGACATCCAGTCTGCCATTGACCGAGGCACAGTCCTTAGTCATGAAGCAAAGGGAAGAATTGAACGAAGCACACAATACAATCTCGACATTGGAAACAGAATTGATGAAAGCCAAAATGCTCTCCATGAAGCAAGAAGTTACCTTGTCAGAAATGCAGAACTCATTGACCGAATTGAAAGGGCAAATAGAGAACGACAAGAAAACAATCAAACGACTACGGATGCAGCGCAACCTATCTCAGATGGTGGGAGCGGGAGCAGTAATCGGAGTAGTGATTCATCGATAGAGAGGTGATCCAATTATCTCCATAGCGTGTAATGGTGGAT